GTTTTATGGGACGTTTACCACGGAACGTAGAAAACCCGGCCACACCGAAGCATGACCGGGAACAAGAAAGGAGGGTGCCAGAAAGCTCAAAAGGGCACCGTGGGTATTATACCAGAATAGGGAATAATTGTCAACGGACAAAAAACCCGATGAACTCATAGAATTGATTTTTGACTTGCATATCCTCGAACCGTAGCAAGCCATTTCGGAACGCGAAAACGATACGTTGCACGCGCTTTGTATCGGTCAAGGATTTGATTAACAAAAGGTTCGCTTCGTGGTCATCTTTTGTCAGGCAGAAAAGGGAATATGAAGAGGGGTCATATTTACGATTCACATAGATAAGGCCCTCTTTGTAATCCACCCAGAAACCGTACATAATGCCTTGATACTTCATGCCCATCATAAATTCGGCCTTTTGTGTCTTTTGCCCTATGAACATTTCGTTATCTAATAACCATTTGTTATCGATAGCGTAATCGCCGTACCGGGTGCCGTTTACCAATTGACCGAAACGGGTCTTTTTCTTTTGGGCCACAAAATCCGCGTCCGTGAACAGTTCCACGCATACCTGTCCTTTTACCGTGAAACGTTTGTTGGTGTCCGGTTTGATATTCCAGAAAAGAAAATAGGGATTCACGATGGTAACAGAGTTTGCTAACAGAACCGCACGCACATTGTCACGCATACGGGCCACGGTTTCGTAAAGGTCAAGGAAAACTTCCACTTCGTTTTTCAGATAGGTGATACGGCCCTTGTCAATGATAAATTCGTCAAAGATGATTTTATTGACAAGGGGATAGTTGTTTGACTTTAACTGACGGGACGTTGACAGGGCTATAAAATAGAAAGCAACCTCACCATTTACAAGGCCCAAATTGCCTTCAATTTTCAATTCATCGTTCGGGTATGCATCGCGGACAGCATCAAAGAATTTGCCGTTGGTCAACATTTCATCTATTTCCGTTTGGTAACGTCTTAGCCATACGGTCTGTTTACCTCTTTTCTTAAAATCATCAATGCCCCAACAGGTGCAATTGTACGTCTTGCCGCCGCCTCGATTGGATAGTACCATATTCATAATGCGGTTATGAGATAGTAACGCGGAACGATTCCACCACATTATTACACCTTCCTTTTAATTGCACTGTACATAAGCAACAGTGACATTTTATGCCGTTTTGGGTTCACAGTTGGGTTTTCCGGTTCCGGTTCCGGGTCTGGGTCTGGGTCGGGGTCAACGGTTCCGCCGCCCTGATAGCTCATTGTATTATAAAATTCCTGCGCGCTAGGAACGCGGAGGCTTGATAGGTGGTTTGTCGCGTATGCGGGGCGTTCCCAACAATAGCAAAACGCCTTTGTCAACACGGCAAGGGTTCCGTTACCTGCCAAAAAGTCAGAATTGTTAAAGGTAAAGCCCTCCCCGTTGTCAACGCTATCGGCGGGGTTTGCAATCCATTGGTAATCCGCGCCCGTTACCGAAAGATTCTGTCCCGTTAGCTCAGACCATAAAAATTCGCATTGGTGTTGCAGGGTTGTGCCGTATGCTTCAAGTTGTGTGCGCCGTCCATAGCTCCACTGACAAAGGCCGAAACCGATGCCCGTACCCGCCTCAATAATATCGGGGTTCCACGAGCTTTCACCCGTAATATTACCCATGATAGCACAGATGGTTATATGGGGCAGACCCTTGTTATGCATGAAATCATAGAAATACTGCTGAATTTCTGTCTGGGTCATTTTAGAACACCTTCCAACAACTTAAATTCGGGAAGGGACTCGATCGTGGCAAGGCAATTCAAAAGTAGCTGTCGCGTATTCGTTACCTCTTCCAGTTTCGCGGCGGTGTCAGGCCCGTAAATACCATCAATTTTCAGGCCGTTTCTGCTCTGGAATTTACGCACGGCGGCCTCGGTACTTTTTCCAAAAACGCCGTCAATTTCAAGGGGAATAGAGGCCCGGTTAAGGGCCTCTTGCATTTTGCGCACTGCTTCCCCGCGTGAACCGTAGGAAAGCATAGCCATTATTTTGAATCCTCCTTCGCGTGCCATGTGCGAAGCTCTGCCAACACTTCTTTTACTTCACCCATGACGTTGAGCATCTGCTCATTGAACTTCCAGTCTTTCAACAGGAAATAACCCATCAGAATGGCTGAAAATCCGTGAGTGCTGATAAGCTCGGAAATTGCGCTAATATCCATTGGTCATTCCTCCTTTAATAGTTATGCTCCATTTCCACGGTGAAAATGTCCGTTACACTGGACGGTGAAGAAATGGAGATTTCATCCGTCACCATGTATGCTTTTGACCGATTGTTAAGGCGCTCAAACTGGGTATAAAGGGTGCGGGTTGCGCCAACATAGCGTAGAATCTCAGTGCACTGGCCCGTGACAAGAACTTCCCGGCCCAGTTCATCGGCCTTGTAATTTTTGGTCACAATACTGTTTGTAATGGCACCAGAGACAACACCAAACAGCGTAGAGTAGAAAACACTGTCAGGGGCGTTCATCATACCCATTTTGAAAGTGACGCTTTTATTGGTCATTTCGGTTGTAGGGGAGAATGCATTCATAATGGTCAATTTACCGTTTGCGAAAATCATTCGCTTTACACGGTTAAACATAACCATAGTACCAGCGGGCTTTTGCATACATTCTGTGAAAACGTCCACCATGATACTGTTGCACCACTGGGTTTCGGGAATGTTTTCCATTGCGGTGGAAACGCCGTCAATGTACAGGTCAGACCACCCATCCTCTAGAATCATTTCGCCGCCGTGAACGCCGCACACATAATCGCTTTGCCCGGTGATAATATATGCACCTTCACAATCGCAACCCTCCGGGCTGATTTCGTGCACAACGTTCTTGTCCTTATCGCAGGCCCAGATATGCATGATGCGGTAGACAGCATACGTCCATTCCTCTTCATCAACGGCGGGGGCGAGGTGGTAACAGATAAAGCCCTTCGGGGTGGGCTTATAGATTTTCATGGCATAAGCGCCGATAAAATCGTTATATTCCCCTCGCTCAAGGTAGAAATTGCCGGGATAGCTTTCACCCTGAATGATAATGGTATCGCCCGTACTGCCTCCGGTGTCCGTACTACCTCCGGTTCCGGTGCCGCCTGCCTCCGGGTCACAGGTGCACGCGCTTTCGCTCGTTTTCCATTCATCAAAAGCACCCTGATAGCCGCCCCGGGCGTATACCTGATTTGTGCCGTAGGCAATAACCATCTGGTATACCTGAGTACCCCGGCTGTCCTTATACACCACCAATACGCCCGCGTTTACTCCGTCGGGGCCGTTGACGTACGCGTTATTAGAGGACAACATATAATAGCCGGATTCGGTCAGGGTGTCAAAGTCAACGGTCGCGGAGGTGTCAAACCACTTCTGAGAGACAGTCAACTTATCATTGGCGACCTTATACCAGTCGGTGAAACCGTCGGAGCGCTTCGACCGGACGTACATTTTGCTTTCATTGTAGTCAATGAAAATCTGATAGAAACGGGTGTCGGTGCCGCCGTAAACACAGAGCAAAACGCCGCCCTGAGTGTCGGGAACGTTCTTCCATTCTCCGTCTGCCGTTCTGACGTAGAACATACCGTTCTCGGTACACAAATCCGCGTCAAGGGTTTCGGGGTTCTCGCGCTCAGTCATAGCACCCTCGATTGTCTTTTCCAAAGACTCGTCAAATTCGCCGTCCTTAATGGCCCTCTGTACCTCGGCTTCAACGATTCCCGGCGCGGTGTCAGTAAGGAAGGTATCAATTTTATCGTCTGTTTCTGCGGTGAACTTGTCCAGAGCTTCGGCCATTTCTTTGGTATACTGCTCGACTTTTTCATCCTGCCCTTTCAGGGTTTCGCGGGTGTGGGTGTCAAGCTCATTGACAACCTCGACAATCTCATTGATTTTCGCGCCCTGCCGGCCTGCAAGCTCGAGGGCTGTTAATGCCTCTTCATCGAATATACTTGCCGGGGTTTCGAATGCGTAGTGCGTTCGCAAAGGTTTAATGCTCATTGTTTTGACCTCCTTTAATACAGACCTAAAAACAAATCGTTTAGGTCATTGATAATCTGCATATCGATATTCAGGAAGGTTTCCCGTAGCTCCTTCATATCATGCGCGTATGTATTCACACCCTGATTGCCCTTTTTCGTAAAGGTGTGTCGGACGGTTCCGGACGATTCGGAACGGCCCGAATTATCGTCAACGGTTGCATTGGTCAAATGGTGGTCGATATTATCAACGCGGCCCTGCGGGGTGTCCGAAAACCTCTGAGTGTGTTCCGAATTGCCAGAGCTTTCGCCCGTGGAATGTTGCTCGAAAGTCTCCGTGATATCCACGTTGCCAAAGGGGTCATCAATGGACTCCATAAGCTCCTGCGACTTGTACAGTTGAATATAGTAGGGCATAATCTCCCGAATGCGGCTTCTGAAAAGATGCAGAAAGCGCCCGGGGGTTTCCTGCCCAATCTGCCGAAAACGGTAGTGGTCAATAACCTTTTGTTCAAAGGCTGTTTTTGCCTCCCCGGTATAATAGGAGGGGTATTCAAAATCCCAGAGCTTTACACCGGACTCAACCAGTAACCCCAATTCGGCGGTTACGCACGCGTTTTGACAATTAAGCATCGTTATCACCTCCGGGCTTTTCCACACCGTCCACAGGTTTTTGCACAGGGGCCTCGCGCCGCTTTACCCGGATATCCAGACCGAATTTTTCATTGATAGCCTCGCAAGCCCTCTGTCGCGCCTCCATTTGCAAATCGGCGAAAGACTGGATAATTTCGTTGTTGGCCTCGGCCTCCGAAGTAATGAGTCTTTCTTTCTTGTCCACGGGGGTATTGTTCAGACCTAAGAAGGTTAACAAATCGGACTCGACACTGGCTTTATAATCCATAAGCTCATTACCCATGAATTTTGCTCCCGTCTGGAATGCCTGAATGGATTCAAGATTCAAGCCTCTATCCGTGAAGATAGCCGGGGCGTTTCCGTCCACCCTCTGGAATACCTGTTTCCATGTAAGTGCATCTTTATCGTCACAGACGAAAACAACAGGCGTTTTGCAAGCCTTGATATTTACGTCCATAGTGCGTTCTGCCTCTGTGAGTTTATTCACATAATGCATAATGAAAGGCCGGGTGGGAATGCGTAACAGGTTGTTTTCGATAATTACGCAATCGTCAGGGTTCAAAACCCTCTGATAATTGTAGCCTTGCACTCGGTAGCTTGTCGGGTCGCCGTAGACATTCAACCCCGCGCCGTTGAAAACCTGCAAAGCCATAAAGCCCATTTCGGGAGCGCGGAAAAAGCACACTTTACCGTCCTCAAATAACCAGTTTTCAATGTGCCGGGGGAGAATGCCGTCCGGTAGTCCCTCCCATTCATATTGATTCACGGCAATCAGGCGGTAACGGTCAAAAAGACTTTTGAATGTTAAATCGTTCAAAAGGTCTGTAAGTGTTGCGCGTTTTCTTGCCATTGTTTACACCTCCTTATCCTGCGGCAACGATAATCGGATTGCCCGCGCTATAATCCCCGAAAACATCGGCATTCCACCAGAGTGTCACGCCCTTGTCAAAGATACTTCCGATTCTGTCTGCAATGGCTTGCGGGAGCGCGCCGTAGCAAACACAATTCACTGTCTTGACGTAGGTATAATTTTCCCGGGTTTTCTGTTTCGGGTTGTTAATGCGATTTACCTTGTACCCGTACATGGTGAAATAATCATCAATAATACGGGCGCGGGCCGCGCTGATAGATTTACGATAGAACACATAGTTTTGAATCCCCGCCGTTACATTGACGGACGAAGAGAAATGTCCCCGTGATTGTGGGGGTTGAATTTCCATGTCCTTTTTCTGGGCCAAAAGTTCCCCGATTTGGGAGAGACCAGAATATGCCATAGTAGCGCCGCCCAGAACACTATTCATAGCGCCGCCGATATTGCCCGTCAAAAGGTTACCCAGTCCACCGACTGCCGCCGTTGCGGCGCCCGCCGCGACTTTAATTTGACCTTGCGCATTGGAAAAGGCGTGCATATTCTGGTTTTGGGCAAGCCACATTTTGTAAATATCCGCGTCCCATGCGCAAGAGGGAAAGCCACCCAGTGACAGTCCCTCTTCGTAATTCAAATCACAACCCTTATAATCACAGGGAACCAACAGCATGGGAGCATCGGGGGAAACACTGCCGAATACAGAGAAAAGGTTGCCGCCGCTCAAATTGCCGTGGAACTGCTCATAATGATAGACGGCTGAGCCGCCCATATTATTGGAGCAATAAAGGAAGTTATACGGGTATGTCAAAAGTTTCTTATTGACTGGGGTGTATCCGTCAATGGTGCCGGGGGTTTTTTCAATGTAAAACGTATCGCCCAAAGTGCGGCAAGATTTCACCGACTTGAAAAGGGTTTCATCCTCCCATTCACCGGAGATTTCAACCAATTCTTTGGGATACATCCACATGGAAACAATGCCGTCAATGTGGCCCTGAGAGGAAAGTTCATTCAGGCGTTGGCCCAGAGCTTGCCACATTGGGCCGTAAACGGCGAATACCTCAATACCTGAAAACACATCGTTGTACCGTTTCGGGTCGGATGCAATCGGGGTTGCTGATTCACTGTTCGGGTTGATGGATGCCAAAACCATGATGCAAAGTTCATCCAGTTCGGCGAATTTGTGTGTCTCATTGACAACCAATTCACCAAGCTCCAAACCTTCATCAATAAGATTCTGTCCGGGTTCGTCTGTTCTCTGGTGCATTCGTTCGATGAAACAACGTTGAAATTTCATATCAAATTGATATGTCTGCATAATGTCCATTTCGAGGAAAATTTCCACCGTGTTATCATTGATGTACTGTACATCGGTGATAAAGTAAAAATAATCCTTTTCGGCCTCTGCGGTCATAACACCACCCGAAACGTTGACATTGACATTATGAAAAAATAGATAGTTCCATTTCTCTGCCTCTGTCATACCCGCTTGCACTTTAATAGACCAGTGTTTTCTGAGATAGGTATACTGGGTCAAAGTGCGAACAACCTTGCTATGAAAATAGTCAAGCTGTTTCTGTTTGTTATCAAACATCAAAACATGGTCGTAATGAGTAGACAGAGGCACACCGGAACAAAGATAAATCATTGCTGACGGTGTGCCCATAGTTTAGCTCCTTATTCTGCTAAGTACTTGAAACGTACCGCATTCTTGAAAGTGGATGCACTCAGGATCTGGTGCACATGGTAAAAATAGTTGGTAAACAGGCCCTGCGCGTTGCGCTGGGGTTCCATGTGGGAAAGAGTGTCCCAAATGCGGAACCAATCCTTATCCACCAACAGGGCGTAGGTGGTAGACATCGGGCCGAAGTCATCCACGGTGATAATTTCCACCTGAATATCAGTCTTGCCCATGTTGAACGCCTTTGCCAGAACGTCAACGTCAACCTCGGCAATAACGTCCTTGTTGACAATCAACACCTGATTTTCCACGGGAGTCCATGTCATAACGCCCGCCTTGTTGTTCTGGGTAGAAGCAAAGGTCAGGTCATTGGATGCCTTGCGAACGGTTTTTACGAACTCGCGGGCGCTTGCCTCGTCTGTAATCTGGGGCACTTCATAGACACAGTATCCGTCATAAGTGCCGAGCAGATTTTTCATGTGAAGGTATTCATCATAGTTGGCACCGGAATACACGGAGTTGATAAGGCCAGAAATGAAGTTGTCCAGAGTGGCCGCAGAACGGAACACGCGGACAAAGTCGATATCACCGATGGTGATAGCATAATAGTCCTGTCTGTTCTGACGGTGATAAATGGCCTTTACGTCAGGGGGATTTCTGCGGCCCAGAGGGTTGGGGCCAGCGGGGTCATACTTGCCCTCTGCCTTTGCCATTTCAATGAAGATTTCCTCCACGTCCTGCTGAGTGGTAAGCGCGCCAGTCTTGAACCGGGCCAGTCGGTTCTTGAAAAGTTTGGTTTCCAGAATCGTCTTGCCGATTTTGTTGACCAGTGCGGCGCAGAACTCATTGTACAGATTGGTGTAAGTCTGTAACGCGTTGCCGATGGTGGCAATGTTCTGCTGAGTTGCTTCGGGAATCCTGTCCTGATACTCTTCGGATGCATTGGCACGAATGTTGTTCAAAACAGATACGGAATAATAGCCTGCCATTTTGTACCTCCTATTAGATGTTTAATGTTTTGGCAAATTCCTCACAGGTTGGGGTTGTTTTGTCATCGTCTTTTTTGCCGCCGTCCGGTTCGGAATATTGGGCACTGAGTTTATTGAAATATTTCTGGTTTAATGTTCTCAGGGAATTGACCTCTTGTGTCAGAGATTCATTATTCTGAGATAGCGTGTTCCGCTCGTTGGTCAGTTCGGTGTTGGCCTCCTGCAAGCGGATAATTTCGGCCTGAGCCTCTTCAAGTGTCATTTGGCAACCTCCTAAAATGTCCGTTAAAATGGACTAATTACAATACTAATATATCATTTTTCCAGAAAATTTCAAGTAACATTTTTTGAAAAAAGTGCAAAAATGTGTTGACTTTTGGGGCAAGCTATGATATTATATCCATGTGGTCAAGACCACAATATTCAAAATTTTTACATAACAAGGAGATTGCCAAAATGACTATCGAAATTCTGAACGCCCGACTCACCACTCTGGAGGCCAAGCTGAACGAGCGCAAAACCCGCCTCCGCGCCGCCGAGAAAATCGAAAAGCTCGTTAAGGAATACGAGGCCGCGAACCTGTCATCCGAAGAGGTAACAATCTATTGGGCTGGTGAGGTGTGTATGCTCCGGTCTATGATTGAAACCACAAAGGCCGATATCAACAAGGTCAAAAAGGCCCTTGTAAGCGGTGAACCAGATACCGTACCCCAGAGCGAACCCGAAGCAATTAACGAATAAGTCGAAACGGCCTCCGGGCCGTCCACCGTGGAACGGCCTCCCGGTGCTGATGATGACAGGCCAGAAAGGAGAACATGTTACACTGTAAAAATTGCGCGTGGTTTGCGCCTGTTTCCGATATGCCCGAGGCTGAAAAACTCCACAACAAATTACAAGAGCTTTTCGGCGATATTCTCCCGAGCCGGGAGGGAGAGATTGGAGTTTGTCGGAAAGTGACCTTTACACCCGAGCGCCCGGTGCTTACAAACGAATACGGATTCTGTCACAGAGCGGAGGAAAAGAAATGACCCTACATGACCTTTATCGTTTATGCGACAACCTGACCCATCTTTCTTATCTTAAAATCATGCATGACGGCGAGTTGATTTGTGATTGCAAATACGCCGAAATTCACCCTCAGTGGTGGGAACGCAGGATTAAGGGATTCAAGATTATCGATGAATTAAACATCGAAATTTATATGTAGTGAGGTAAACAACATGAGACTGTACATTTCCAAGAAAGAAATCCCTGTGCTGAAAAAGGCCCTTGCCGATGCTGCTATGGGCAACCCGAAACACAACGGGACGCTAAAAACCATTTATGACCGCGTGGCCCTCTGCGAACAGTTGCAGGGAAACATTGAAAAGGCCGAGCGGGTGGATAAGATATAGTCGAAACGGCCTCCGGGCCGTCTGGCGGGACTGGCCGCCCGTCACTGATGATGACAGGCCAAACATTTTTATAGGAGGTTGCCAAAATGAGCGACAATATCAAGAGCATTAAATCCCTGAAGGAACGAGCAAAGGAATTTGACATTCTTCTGCCCTTTATGGAGGGCCGGGAGAAGGGCGAAACCAAAGACCTGTTGGGCACCGTCAATACCATCTGTGAATATGGTTTCCTGCCCAACGAAAACGGCGAAGCATACGCCGCCTTTATCGTGAAGGAACGCCCCTACAAATTTTACTTCGGCGGCACGGTTATTACTGACCGTCTGTTGAAACTGGAAGAGGAAGGCTATCACGAGGCTATCGTAACCGAGGGTCTGCCCGTTCTGATGAACGAAAAGAAGAGCAAGAACAAGCGCACGTTTACCAACGTTGTGTTCTTCCCCGAGGAATAAGGAGGTTGCACCGTGCCAGACAAAATCAAGTCAAAACGCGGTGTGTATTATGACCTGACAAAATCCCCGTATGGGTATGAAACCCCGTACGGGGATTTATTCAGATTTTCAAGTCAAAAGAAACTTGAAATTTACACCCGCGACATCATCAAAGAAATTATACGTTTGGACAGGCTTTTAGAGCGCAATGATTTATTGGAATTTTTGCCCGAGGAAATCGTGCAGTTGCTATATCGTTCCGTTTATCATGCGTTCTACCGTAAAATCGAGGGTTAATGTATGGCAAGTAAAAGACGTAGAAAGCAAGTCGTGGGAGCATGGGAGGGTGAACAATACCGGGGAGGCCGTAGAAAAGGCTGCAAAAATTTAACGCGAACGGCTGACGGTATTGTAAATCAGTACGGTGTCACCTTTTCAGAGGAACAGAAAAAGGCCCTCGAAAGGGCCGTTGACAGGTCTAATTATCGAAGGGCTAAACAGATAGCGGAGTGGGACGCGCTCAACGAAAATGCGCGTGGACTCCGCACAATGGGAAAAGAAAGTGATTTTATTATATCACGGCAATCCAAATCTTTGCAACGTTTCAAGTCTATGGAGGACTATGAAAAGTTCATGGATAAACAGGCCCGCATTCAGAGCGGTGAACATCTGGAAGAAATGACCCGGCTTTATAAACGTAATTATATGTCGGCTATCGACAACGTTTTCGGCGCGGCGGGCGCAGGCGTAAAAATGAAAATTCGCATGATGAAGCCCGCCGATTTTCGCAGATTGGTAGAGGAAAAAGGCGAAGATTTGGAAATTGGATACATTTACGGCCCAGAGGCCCGAATTGGTAAACTAAACGTTATTCGGGAGACATTGGGTATGAAAATGGTTGAGGACGATATATTCGACGAAACTGATGAATAGGGCGTGATATCATGGCGATTAAACGCCTCAAGTTAATGGCGGATTTTGAAACCACCACAAACCCGGATGATTTGCGTGTATGGGCGGGATGCGCTGTTGATATTGAATCTTTGGAAGTTGTTCACATTGGAAACAGTCTCGACGCATTCATGGAATTTTTGCAGGGTAAAAATACCGTATGCTATTTCCACAATCTAAAATTCGATGGTGAGTTTATTTTGCACTGGCTTTTCACTCACGGTTATAGATACGATGATAGCCGCAAAGATAAGACGTTTGAATGCCTGATAACCGATGACGGTTTATTCTATTCTATCACGGTGATTTTCCGGAAAATCGATGACAAGAAATATAGCAAAGTTGTATTCTATGATTCGCTGAAAAAGTTGCCATTCAAAGTTGCAGTTATCGCAAAGGCGTTTGAACTGAAAATGTCAAAGGGTGAAATTGACTATAAAGCCGAAAGGCCCATAGGGTACGAAATGACCCCGGAGGAAAAGGAATATATCATCAACGACTGCCAGATAGTCGCAGAGGCCCTAAAGGTGCAATTTGAACAGGGCCTCAAAAAGATGACAAATGCATCGGATGCGCTAAACGGGTACAAAAAGATTATTGGCAAGGATACGTTTGAAAAATGGTTCCCGGTTCTTCCCGTGGAACTTGACCTCGATATACGGCGGGCCTATAAGGGTGGGTTTGTGTACCTGAAACCAGACCACAAAAACAGGCGCGGGTTGCAGGGCATCACACTTGACGTAAATTCCCTTTATCCGTCTGTCATGTATAACTGTCTGTTGCCGTATGGATACCCGGCATATTTTGAGGGCTACCCGAAACCATCGGAAAAATACCCGCTTTTCATCGTGCATCTAAAATGTTGTTTTGAACTAAAGCCCGGGCACCTTCCAACATTGCAATTGAAAAACAATCGGCGGTTTGTGGAAACAGAATACTTGACCACTTCCCGCACGATCATTGCCGGGGAGGAAGAAAATTGGCCCGTGGAAATGTGGTTGACAAGCGTTGATTATCAATTACTACTCGACCATTATGATATCACCGAGGAAACATACATCAACGGGTTTTATTTTCGCGGTGCGGTGGGTATGTTCAAAGCATACATTGACCACTGGATGCATATTAAGGAAACCACAACGGGCGCGCTCAGACAGTTGGCAAAGTTGATGCTAAACAGCTTATACGGAAAATTCGCCACAAATCCAAAGGCCCGAAAGAAAATTCCCTATCTTGCCGAGGATAACGTTGTCCGGTATAAATTGGGTGAGCCAGAGGAACGCGACCCCGTGTATACGGCAATGGGTTGCTTTATCACAGCATACGCAAGAGAAAAAACCATCCGAAGTGGACAGGCCGTATTTGACCGCTTTATATACGCCGATACGGACAGTTTACATTTGATTGGTTATGATGAACCGGAGGGACTTGAAATCCACCCCACGCACTTAGGCGCATGGAAGAACGAAGGACGGTTCACCGATTCAAAATATATCCGCGCCAAAACATACATGGAAACCGTGGACGGTGTGGACAAGGTAACGTGCGCGGGTATGCCTGACAACGTAAAAGCAAAGGTAACCTATGAAACGTTCTGCCCCGGTTCCACGTTCACCGGAAAATTGATGCCCCGGAGATACCCGGGAGGAATAATTTTGGAAGATACCACCTTTACAATTAAGTAGATTTGTGATATAATACCTATATCCTTGACAGGCATACTTAATTGAACGGACGGCGGCGCGGGTGCTACCCCTAACAGGGGCCGCGCCCCGGTTGGATTGGCAATCTTCTGTATCAACTATGCACTGTCACGGAGAACCAGAGAGGCCCTTACCCCTATTCGTAGTGGTGAGGGCCTTTTTGTACGTTCCGTGGCAAACAGTCCGTTTTATG